AGCAAGCAGTAGACATCCTGCAGCCGTTTGAATCAGGTTACGAGATGATGTACTCACATAAGAAAAGAAACGCATGAACATATTAGGAGACCGTGTGCTACTTGAGCGTGTTGAAAAAGATACTAGTGGCGGGTTCGCAGAGGTTAAAGCTGTTGACGACTTTACAAGCAATGGTCGTATTGTCCAGGTAGGAGAGGATGTAGAACACATAGGCCTCATTGAAGGAGCTGAGGTTATCTTTGCAAAGTTCTCTCCAGACACACACACAGTCTCTATTGAAGGGAAAGAAATGAAGACAGTCGCTGTATCAGACATAATTGCTATTCTTTAATATGGCAAAAGAAATACTTAAGGGAAGAGAAGCAAGAGAGCGGGTGAAGGCAGGTGTTGACCGTGCAGCTGATGCGGTTGCTCCTACACTTGGTGCTGTTGGTATGACTGCTCTTATTGAGTGGCCTGGACTTGACCCGGTTACAGCAGACGATGGTATTACTATCCTCCGCAATCTAGAGTTCACTGACCCCTATGAGAATATGGGACTCCAGCTGTTGAAGAAGGGAGGTATGCGAAGCTCAGCAGAGGGTGGTGATGGCACTGCGACGACGACCGTGTTGACTCAAGCGCTTGCTTCAGCAGCGTTCGAAGAGGTGGGTGAAGATAGTTATAAGATACGAGAAGTACGTGAACGACTTGACGCAGGACTCGTTGAAGCATTAGCATACTTGGACACTCTGTCTGTACCAGTAGAAGATAAAGACATCGAGCGTATCGCTGAGGTGTCTTCCCTCGATGCTGATGTTGCAAAGCTAGTAGCTGAAGCAGTCCGTACGGTTGGCAGCACGGGAGCTATCACGGTAGAGAAGGGCGCGAAGCTTGGATACTACTTAGAGACAGTGAGAGGGCTACGCTTTGAGAAGGGTCTCATCTCTCCGTACTTTATCAACGACCACGAGAACACACAGACTGTTCTTACTGACCCGTACATTATCCTCGTGGACCGTACAGTGTCACTGAACGAGCAGATTATTCCACTCTTGACTGATATAGGTATTGGTACGCACATCTTGCTCGTTGCAACCGATGTTCAAGGTATGGCTCTTGCTTCACTTGCAAAGAATGCAATGCAGGGTATCGCTACTATTGCTTGCGTAATGAATCCATATAACGCATCACCTGCCAGAGACTTCCTGTTTGACCTTGCTGCGCTCACTGGAGCGACTGTCGTGTCAGAGGAGAAGGGTATGCGACTTGAAGATATGCGTAAAGATGTTTGTGGTCGAGCGGAGAAGGTCACAGTGACACGCGACAGGACTACCATTATCGGAGGCAAGGGTAATCCAGCAGAGCGTGTTAAAGAGTTGCAGACCAAGCTAGAGAGCACTACATCTGACTTCCAGAAGGGTGAGCTGAAGGACCGCCTTGCTGCTCTCACAGGAGGTATTGGTGTCATACGTGTCGGCGTCTACACTGACACAGAGTACAACGCAAAGAAGTACAAGTTCGACAACGCCATCTCTTCAACGCAGGCCGCAATGCAGGAGGGTGTTCTTCCTGGAGGTGGTGTTGCTTTGATGGAAGTGGGAAATCAACACTCTGATTTTATGTTCAGCGTAGCAATGCTTGCACCGTTCAATCAGATGTGTGAGAACGCTGGTATGGAGAAGTGTAAGAATGCAGTTTTTGCAGATGGAAAAGGGTACGGGATTGACTTCGTGCTGGGTGAGACGGTACACATGATGAAGGCTGGTATTGTAGACCCTCATAAGGTTGTCCGCACTGCATTAGAGTCGGCTGTTGCTATCACGAAGCACCTTATCAGCTTCGAGACGGCTATCACTGTGGTAAAAGATACTGATGGCAAGACAGCATAAAATAATTAAAGAGAAACAGTACTTTTCCATCCTTCAATGGTTGACTGAGGAGGGTATTGTGTCTGAGAAAGGGGAGCCTTTTGATTGGAAGAATCGACCGTTCCTCTTAGATATACTTACTGACTTCCATCCACTTCAGGTTGTGATGGCATGTGCTCAGGTAGGAAAGTCTGTAACATTCTCACTAAAGACATTGTTTGCCGTTAAGCATTTGCGCTTTAACGTCATCTACACAATGCCAACTGAGTCTGATGTGAATGAGTTTGTCGCTTCGAAGTTCAACAAGATACTACAAAGTAATCCTTCAGAGTTTCGTGGGATGGCAACAGATAACGTAGACCGCAAAGAACTGAATGATAGATTTGTGTTCTTCAAGGGTACTATATCAAGTACAGCTCCTATCTCGACGTCGGCAGATGTACTTGTGCATGATGAGGTGTCTCGTTCTAATCAGCCCGCTATTGAGACATATAAATCTCGTACTAAAGCGAGTCCGTACAGAGGTCGTTGGTTATTCTCTAATCCCGGGTCAGAGCGCGATGAACTTGATATTGCTTGGCAGAAGTCTGACCAGCGTTTATGGACTATTACATGCGAGCACTGTAAAGCAGAGCAAGACCTCGTGTGGCCGGACTCTGTAAACATTGAAGGTAAGTTTTACAAGTGCAGAACGTGCGAAGGTAAACTGAGTGATGATACAAGAAGACGTGGTGTATATCAAGCGCAACGTCCTGGTTCGCGTGTTCATGGATACCGCATTTCCCATCTCATGTGCCCGGATATAACTATTGAAGAAGTTATTGAAGACTCGGAGGGGGACCCTGGATACTTTAATAACTTTGTGCTTGGCCTCCCGTACACGCCAGGAGACTTGCAGATTACAAAGGCTGCACTCCTCGATATATGGACACCAAGGTTCTCTGACGTCGACCAAGGACCAAGGTTCCTCGGTGTAGACGTGGGCAACATGAAACACTATGTTGTGCGCACACACGGAGGCATCATTAAGATAGGTCGCTTTACAAAGTGGGAAGACCTCGATTCTATTATTGCAACGTGGAAACCACAGGCAGGTGTCATTGACGCGATGCCGGATAACACAGCAGCGAAGCACTACGTAGACACGTATCCGTTTATGGAAATGTCGTTCTTTAAAGAGAATGCTGACAATCCACAAACAATTATCTGGAGGGGTGAAGGTGACCGTGACGGTATTGTGTACGCACACCGTGACCGCGTGATAGACCTCATGCTTACAGAGATGTTAGAAGCAAAGTGGCTCATTGCCGCTCCGGCTGACCGTGACTTCGGTGATTACATACGACACTTTGAAACACTGTGCAGAGAGAAGGTAACAAATAACAAAGGCATCGAGAGATACATCTGGGCATCTACTACTGGGGTTGACCACTACGTTTTTGCATCGCTCTACGCATGGATGGCAACAACGGGTGGAGGTGATGGAGCTTTCTTTGGAACAGGAGGTGGTGGCGAAGAAAAGCCACATGCTATTGATGTAGACAACGTGTACGACCCGAGTGAACTATTCAGGTCAGCTAATGCAGAAGGATATTCTGACGGGCGCTATGGTGGATAAACTTATACCAATCTATATACCAGACGCGGAAGCAAAGCAGTTTCTAGTCTTCCGGGAACGGTTTGAAATTTTTGAAGCTATGGAAACTAGTGGAGCTTTTGATGTTATGTGGGGTAAGGTAACACTTAACTTTGCAAACAAGCAGCTCCAGACCGTATCGGTAGAACACGTGCATAGGATTAGATCTACATAGTTATCCACAGGTTAACACTGTACATAACTTAATCAATAATTTACAATGTATGTGTTAGCTCTATACCGGACATACGGCGGAGATTCCCCAAGGGGAGTCTTTGCCTTTTTTCATATACAACTCCTAAATGGCATCACTCGACATTGCAAAACTAAGTACTGAATCACAAGCAAAGCTGGTTGATAACCGGTGGTCGTCTTCTGATGAGCTTTGGGAAACAGTAAAGAATACATACGAGAATAACACCAAAGTTTATTCAAACAAAAGTGGTTGGCTCGACGCTATCCCTTATACCCGGCAGCAGTGGACCGTAATGGCCAATCGTGTTTTTGTGAACACGGAAGCGGTTATCAACTCGCTTATTGCTAATTCTCCTGGCATCAATATCCTTCCAGGTCGCAATGGTCCCGAAGTGCAGGATTTTGCTATGGGGCTTGAGAAGTTCATGAAGAAGAAGCTTGTGGACCGCAACCTCAAAGAGACGATGCGTAAGGGACTACGCAACTTGTACTTCGCACGCCTTATTGTCATCAAGGCATTTTGGAATCCTATAATTGATGATTTTGATTATCGTGCAATCGATCCGTGCAAGATACGTGTAGGAAAGTATTCTACCAAAGAGCAGGACTCAGAGTTTGCTATTGAAGAGATTGAAGATAATCTCTGCGCGCTTGTAGAACGCTTCCCTGAAAAGAAGGGTGTGCTTATGAAAAAGTTTGGGTTTCCTGAGACCGAAGAGGGGGAGCAGGATATGTATGTAAAGAATCCTGACGTCACATACAAAGAGGCATGGATTGTGAATCATGTCATCTTTAAGTTAGACAATATTGTTCTAGGCGTTATCCAGAATCCCTATTGGGACTGGAAGGGTATTCTTCTTACTGAAGAAGAGCGTGCAGGACTTAAAGAACTTCAAGGAGAGGCCCGTAGACAGTTCCTGACACCAATTAAACTTGAGCAGCAGCAGCGCAGAGCCGAGTATGATATGGCAAACCAGGCCGGCGAAATAGCACCAACAAACGCTGGTGAGAGCGGTTCTGTTGGTATGGAAGGAGAACTTGAGCCAACTACGAGCGATGTTCAAGCTGCACCAGTTGAAGCACCGCGTGTCTTTACGCCGTACTACTTCAATTATTTCGATTCTCCACGGAAGCCATACATGTTTGCTACTGTGTTCAATAATGAAAACAGCCCTATCGGTCGCACAGACATGATTGAGCTTGCTTCTACACTCCAGCGTGGTATCGACAAGCGCAAGATGGATATTGATGAGAACTGCGAGATGGCTAACGGTATTCTTAAAGTAGATGCAGGAACTATGGGCAAGTCAGATGCTCAGCGTATACGTTTTCAGACCAAGGGTATTGTCTGGGGGAAGAACGTAAAGGACGGAGTAACTCGTGAGACTGGTGCAGCGCTGCCTCAGATGGTGTTTGATGACATGGTTGACTCACGTCAGGAGATTGATAACATCATGGCCGCTTCGTCTGCGTTTCGTGGAGAGAGACAGGGACAGGAGACCAAGGCGGGTCGTCTTGCTCTTATTCAACAGTCGTATCTTCGCCTTAATGAGTTAGTACAGGTTGTAGATTACATGTATGGCGAATGCTATGGCTGGGCAATGCAGCTTTCAAAGAGCCGTTACACTGAGTACCGCAAAGTTTCATGGCAGGGAGAAGAAGGGGACCTCGAAGACATGGAAATAATCCAGGATGACTTTGAAGAGGGCCAGGAGGTTATCATTATTCCAGGTAAGACGCTTCCTGTGGATGATGAGTTCAAGTTTGAGCAAGCACAGAATGATGTTATGAAGGGCATTATTTCGCCGGTGGACTACCTAAAGATTGCTCAGTACGACGACCCTATTGAGATGGCTAAAAACAGCGTTGTATGGAACATGAATCCAGCACACGCAGTGGGTCTTACTCCAGAAGAGCTTGCAGAGATTGCACCACCAGCTAAGGAGGAAGAAAGTCCTGTAAGCACGTCTATTAAATACCAAGATCTTCCACTTGATGGACAAATACAACTTGCTGCTCGTGCTGGCTTGCAGTTAGATCCTGCTGTTGCTATGGCTGAGAAGCAGGCTGATGCAAACAAAGAAGAAGCGGGTGCGGTGCGCGAAGACCAAAGACAGGACAAAGCGCTTGCTTCAAAGAATAACCAACCAACACCATGAGCTTAACTGAAAAGATGAATGAGATTATTGGATTTGTTCCTGCAAAAAAGAAAAGAGCAGAGGACAAATTGCAAGCGGTTGGTAGGCAGATAGGGAGCAATATAAGCCAGGGTCAGAAGGACTTAAAGAGTGGGGCAGCACCGTATTACGGTTCTATTAACCCACTGAAAGGAATTATAGATGCATTTAAGAAAGGTTAGTTACTAACATGCCGGATGTTTCCGGCCGTCCGCAAAGACGGTAAACTACTACTAGCTTAAGTATGACCAAGCAGGCCAATGCAGCCTTAGGGCCAAGCAAAGGTACGGCAGTCAAGAACTGATATGGACCCAGAAGAAACCCTCGACGCATCGCCAAGCGAGGCCACATCGTTAGAAGAAACGGAAGCCGGTGCAGCGATTGACGAGACAGGAACGGATGCGCCTGATACAGATGCACCAGCGGAAACCACCCCCGCAGTCGAGAATGAGCTTTATGAGCTACCAGACGGCAGAAAAGTGGATGCTGCTACTCTTAGTCAGGAATGGAAAGAGAACTTTATGCCGGAGTTCACTCGCAGGTCTCAGGACCTTGCGGCCTTCCGACAAGGACAGCAGCGCAGCCCGGAACCAGCAGAAGCAGACCCGCTCAACGACCCGAATTACATCCCACCCACGTATGGCACTCTTGCTGAACAGATTGAGCAGCGTATCCTCGGGGGTATGCAGGCTCGGCAACAGGCAGAGCAAGACGCACGTCAGTCTCTCGAAGATAACGCGGTTGCACAGCTCACTGAGGTGAAGCAGAGTGACCCAACAGTTAACGAGGGAAGGTTGTTGCAGCACGCAATGAAGTACCAGTTCACAGACCTCCGCCTTGCACACGCAAGCATGAGGGACACGGACGCGGCCGTAAAAGCCGCAATGACGCACACAAAAGATAATGGAACCGCTCGTATAGACCCAGTGTCTAATCGACCGGGAGCAGCAGGAGCTACGCTTAATCCAGATGCTTTTGCCTCGTCAGTGGATTATCTTCGCGCGCTTAAAGCTCAGGGAAAGCAGTAGCCTTCCGGGTCCATTACAGGACTTGACAGATTACAATCATGATATTTAACTCAGCAGTCACAACGACCACCCGCGAGAAAATCCTGAAGAAGGTTTATGACCAGGTTACCACAGGTACCCCGGGTCTTATGACCTTCCTCCAGCGCCAGGACAAGATCCAGGCCTGGGATTCAGGTACCAGTTACAAGTTCGCAATCAAGTACCAAGACACCACAAACGGTGGAAACATGGGAATTGCAGACCGTCTTGATACTGACCGTCAGAATGTTCGTGTGCAGGCCAACTTCAACTTGAAGGCAACCAACAAGCCAGTCGTTGTAGCAATCGCAGAAACGACTGCAAACATGGGAGATGAGCAGATTGTAAAGCTTCTTGATACTGAGTTTGATTCACAGGCTCAGTCCCTCTTGAATGTTATGGGCCAGAACCTTTATACAGGTAACGGCACAGGTAACGAGTGGGATTCTCTCTCAAACGCAGCAGCTGACTCTACATTGTTTGCAACGTACGGCGACCTTAGCCGTTCAACGTACACAGCGTGGAGTGGTTACTACCTAGCAAGCACCGGTGCACTTACACTTGCGAAGCTTGCAACAGCAGATGATGCAGTAACCATCGGTGTTGATAGTCCAGACCTCGCTTTCACAACGAAGGCAATCTGGTCAACGTATGAGTCTCTTATGACTCCATCGGTTCGTGCGAACTACCAGACCAACGGTTTCCCAAAGATGAATGCATGGGGTGGTGTTTCGAACACTCCAGGACAGGGAGGTGGTCAGGGCTTCGTATATCTTGCCTTCCGTGGTACGGGAGTTGCTAAGGACGAGCAGGTGCCGTCAGGACGGTTCTACTTCGCAAACTCTAAGGGCTTCGGCTTTGTTGGATTCAACTACGAGGATGCAGACATCATGACCGCAAACTTTAAGCAGACAACCGATGCGGTTCCTGCTGGAGTTCCAGGCAACGTGAAGTCAACTCGTGGATTCCAGTTCCGCAAGATGATGAGTCCAGTTGACCAGCTTACAAAGGTGGGTTACCTCCTTTATGCTGGTAACTTTGTCGCTGTAGAGCCACGCCTCCAGGGCCAGCTC